GCTTTCCCTGACAGGCTTAAGGCTATGTATTCATTGAAAGGAAAATCATGAACGACACGAAGTACGTAGTTCCAGAAGAGGGATTGAAGGTGGCTCAGAGAGAGGCTCTAGGCGCAGACTTTCCAACCCTAGATTTCATGCGGCTCGGTATAGCGGCCTTCATCCGCTGGCAATCGGAGAACCCGCAGGTTCCGAATGATGAGCAGGTGACTGATTGGTTCTCCCCGTCTGATTTTAGGGCACTTGAGGGCAGAACTGAGCCTCTGAAACAATTCGCTCTTACTGTCCAGCGCCATATATACCTTGCTCCTGAGCCGGAAGTTCCAGAGGAGATCAAAGACTTGCTGCTCACGGAACAGAGTCACAAAAATGTTCAACCGTTAAAAGGCGAGTTGAATTCTATGATTATCGAAGCCTACCGGCGAGGAGCTAAAAATGCGTGAACTCTGCAAGAACTGCAAATCACCATTCAAACGCGGTCACCACTGGAAGCACGTATACAAGCATTTTCTGTGGCTCCACTGGAGCTACCGCGTCCATCACAACTGTTCTAACCCTGAGATGGGGCCGCATAAGGTCAAGCGGCTACCAGAGCGCTCATTACCGTTCCCTGAGGAACCATAGGGAGTACCTGTACCTGGTGAACTGGCTGGAATCGGATAGAATAGAGCTAGAGGTGATAGAAATGGCTGGTGGGCGACCAAGCGATTACAAACCGGAATATGCGGATCAAGCGACGAAGTTGTGTCTTCTCCTCGGGGCTACCGACAAGCAACTCGCTGATTTCTTTGAGGTTGCCGAATCAACTATCAATCTGTGGAAACTGGAACATCCTAGGTTTTCGGAGTCTCTGCGCGCGGGCAAGCGCGTGGCTGACGCGGAAGTGGCTCAGAGCTTGTTCAATCGGGCACGTGGGGCACAGTATACGACAACCCAACCTTTTAAAGTTAAAAGCGTAAAGTATGACGACAAAGGGAAGAAAGTATCTGAAAATGAAGAGGTTATCAGTGTTCCTGTTGATGTAGTGGAACCTCCAGATACGAACGCTTGTTCTTTATGGCTGCGCAATCGCAACCCGGAGCAATGGCGCGATAGGCGTGAGATTACCGGCGACGGTGGCGGTCCGGTGCAGATTATCACGAGCATACCCAGGCCGCCTAAATAGTGATATGATATTGATATGAAGTTAAGGCCGCAATTCCAGTTGAGATTTCGAGATGCTGAGCAGTTCATGGCAATTAAGGGTCTTGCTACCGCGTCTGGAATTCCGATAAATGAGTGGCTGCTTCGGAGGATTGAGAATGCTGACGTACGAGGAACAGGAGTCGATGCGCAAGGATGCAATGGACGAAGTGGGGACCGAGCCGCCCTGCCCGTTCTGCGGCCGGCCAAGAGTAAGCCGGTCAAGCTACATCCGGTGCAACCCGTGCGGGGTGAACTGGTCGCCAGCGGAGGGGGAGGATATAACGAAAGACCCTCGTCTGAGCCGCACAAGGATCACCGCACATACAAGGCCGGAGAGCAACGATACTGCCAAGACTGCGCGGAGTTCTATTGAGGAGCAGCAATGAGACGCATTATGCTTTTGCTTGTCTGCTTGCTCTCTGCAAGTCTTTCAGCACAACACGTCATTGGCCCAGCGCCGCGTATTCCAGCGAGATCTGTTCCTCAGACGTCGAACCATGCTGCGATATACGCCACCGTGAGCGCGGCGTCAGTAGTTGGGGCAGTGCTGGTGATCGTGCATCATAGACACCACCGGAGGTATAAATGAGAGAGCTATTTGGCTGGTTCGTCACGTGCTGCCTTTTTGGTTTGGGCCTCTGGTGCTGGGAGATGTACACTCACAGATGAGGTGATCCATGCCAGCATACAACACTCAACCCATGCCTACTCCCAAGCCTGCGCTCTACACGGGAGACCAAATCGCGTTGGTCAACAATGCGGCAGTCGATAGCGGGATTCTCGCGACTCAACAAGTTGCCATTGCTCCGCATCAGGCCGATAGCGCTACATACTGCACGGTGTTCAACGGCACCAACCAGGCAGTACAGATGCAAGCCGCTCCCTCGGATAGCGCGGGGCTGTACGCATCTCTTGGATCGTCTATCGCAGCCGGCGCTCTCGCTACAATCTCATGCGCTGTGCCGTGGGTTCGCGGCCTGTTCGCTACGGCTCCCACGTCCGGCTCGCTCATCATCTACCACGGATAGCCCATGCTGACCGGCGCTGACCGCTTCATCATCGACACACGCAAGATATACGATCCATACCCGTTCCAATGCCGCTTCCATGCTTCGGCGGCACCATACGGGTTCATGGGTGGCGCGGCTGGACCCGGCAAGCTGCTTCCGCTCTTGACGCCTATTGCAACGCCTTCTGGTTGGACGACCATGGGACAATTGAGTGTCGGCGATGCGATATTCGACGAGGGGGGGAACATCTGTCATGTGGTCTACCTTTCTCCTCTTGACCTGTCGCCCGAATCCATCCAATTGACGTTTGACGACGGATCGCAGCAAGTGTGCTGTGTGGATCACCTATGGCTTACATGGGATGCAGGCGAGTTGGCTGCGCTCACTCGCTGTTCTGAGGAGTTCAGGTCCAAGCGCAGAGCGAATCGACCGTTGCGCGGTCTCGGGAAGAAGCCGTGGACTGTGAAGATGAATCAGGATCGCCGGTACACCTACAAGGAACCATCTGGCTCGGTTCGTAGCGCCGCTGAGATTGCCGCGTCGCTCACAACGCGAGACGGAAGAACGAATCATGCCGTGCGATTATCTCTTCCTCTACAACTACCGGAAGCTACACTGCCAATCGACCCCTACGTACTTGGCGCGTGGCTTGGCGATGGCGACACGAGCGGAGGAATAATCACCGGCATAGATGCCTCCATATTCGAGCAGATAGCCGCTGCCGGTTATGAACTCGAAAGCAAGGAGAATCGTCAGGGATTCTGTCCTCGATTCCGAGTTATTGGCTTGACCACGCAACTGTCGGCTCTGAAAGTGCGAGGCTATAAGCACATCCCCCAAATGTATCTCAGGGCCTCCGAAATGCAGAGGCTGGCGTTGCTCCAGGGCTTGATGGATACAGACGGAAGTGCCGACGCCAAGAGCGGGTACTGTGAGTACTGTTCGACAGATAAGAGACTTGCTGATGATGTGTTCGACCTATGCATCACATTGGGAATAAAGGCGACGATGCGAGAGGATCGGGCCAAACTAAAGGGTGTTGACTGTGGGCCTAGGTATCGAGTTTCCTTCACCACGTCACGGCCAATATTCCGGCTGAAAAGGAAACTAGCGAGACTCCCCAAGACAACTCGCCGGACCGTGAATTTCAGATACATCACCGGCGCGTCAAAGGTGGAATCTGTTCCGATGCGCTGCATCCAGGTAGACTCACCGAGTCATTTGTACCTGTGCGGACGGACGATGATTCCGACGCATAACACGATGGGCATGCTGATGGAGCAGTTCCAGGCCTGCAACGAGTTCAGCAACGAGGACGGCCCCAAGGTCCACACGATTCTGTTCCGGCGCACATTCCCCATGCTCGAAGCTACGGTGATTACCAGGTTCCGCGAGTCGTTTCCGCGAGAGCTTTACCGGCAGTACAACGAGGGAAAGAACCAGGTCACATGGCTGAATGGCGCTACGACCAAGTTTGGCTCAATGCAGTATGAGCATGATGTTTGGGGTTGGCAAGGTCAATGGTTCCACATGGGCTACGATGAGTTGTGCGAGTTCACTTTCAAGCAGTGGGCAAGTGTTGCGGCCTGGAATCGCTGTCCGGTGAGCAACAAGCCGCGCAAGTATGGGGCAGGCAATCCTATCGGCATTGGCGCGATGTGGGTAGAGGATTTGTTCGTCAAGGGTATTCCCTGCATGGGGATGGACGATAGCCAGAAGGCGGCGTTTGATCCAGAGGATTACGACTATTTCCCGGCAACCTATCTAGACAACCCGATCTTCGCCAACGATCCGACGTTCCTCAAGAATCTGGAAGCGTACCCGGCAGATGTGCGCGATGCGCTCAAGTTCGGCCTGTGGGGAGCGGCTGGCGGATACTTCAGAGGCGTGTGGGATGAGAATATCCATGTATTCAAGGATGGCAGCGTTCGGTTCCCGGACTGGTATCGCCGCTGGATTTCAGGCAACTGGGGCTATGAGCACCCGGCCAGCTACTACAAGCACTGCATGGGTCCGAACGGGGAAGTCTACACATACGATGAGCTTTACACCCAACATGAGCAGCCGGAAGACCTGGCCGAGCACATTGCAGAGTGGGCGGTCGAAGAGAACGAACACGGAAAGATGGAAATTCCTCAGTTCATCAACTTCACACATTCTTTCGATGCGGAATACAGTAAGGCAACAGCGACGATGGGCGCGGATATGCGGAGCGTGAATCAGCGCATGACGCCGGTTCTGCGGCGCGAGGGCATCCCAATACCGCTGCCAAGCACAAGGGACAAGCTGGGGCGCGATACGCTGATGAGGGAACTTCTGGCCAAGCGGATCAGGTATGGCGAGGATGCAAGTGGGCACCCGTTGGAGTATCCAGGCTGGATGGTGAGCGACAAGTGCAAGCAGTTGCGCCGGGTGATCCCGCTGGTGAAGTCGGACCCGGTGAAAGTGGAGCAGATTGAAGGTTCGAGCGACGGATCAGACTCTCCGCTTCAAGGTTCCGGGTATGGGCTGTATGCAATCTTTGGTCGTCCAGCCTCCAAACCGTTGCAAGTGAGGCAACAGGAGTATTATCAGAGCTTGAGTCCTAAGGCGGACATGACGGCAAAGAGTGTGCTTATGGCAAAATGGAA